GTTGAACGGCTACCACTGTAATTCCCCCCGTGAAGGTGAAGATGTTATCCCCCGGATGCAACAGCGGGAAACCATCTGCCGAAACGGTGTCGTTCATTGATTCTGCTCCACGATAACAATTCATCTGCTCGGTATCCATAATCAACCCGTTCGTATCATCGAATGTCCAGGTTGCATTAGAGTCGAGGGATTGGATTGTTAGGGTGCCTTTTCCACTACCCGCAAGAGTAATAAGGGGCTTGCTGACAAAAGGATAGGGGTTTGACACCTTATGACCGTTTAACAGCATTACACCTTTCTGTCCCTCAAGAGAGTAACGGAACGGATGGCAGGAAAAGCTGATGGTGAAGATGCCTATGCGGTTCAACTCATCCTCAATATCCAACTTTCCGGCATAGACAGCTTTGCGGGAGAATTCTGTGTCGTATGTGTCGGTAAGTTCGTGATAGGAGTTTAATCCCGAATAAAGCCAACTCTTCACAGCCGTAATTTTTGCGGAAAGCTCCGAGATGGTCTTTGCCGGAATAAATACCGAATAGGTTATCTGCACATTGGGAAACCTTCCGTTGCCGGATATGAGGTCACCATCTCTGCCGGGAATGGAGAGAAAGTCCACCTCATATTCCGGGGCGGAAAAGACATCCTTGCTTTCGATACGGATGCCCATATCACAGGAGCGGATACCTTTATAAACGAAATAATTCACGCAAATACCACTCCTTTCCGTTTTGCGAATTGTCCGGCAGTAACAAGCACTTCGTTTGTGAGCTGCTGGATATCTTCGTTTGAATAATTGTTAAAGTTTGCGATGTTGAGGACAATTGAGAAGCCGCTTTGTGCAGCAGACTTTTCAGCCACAGAAGAAACAGCACCGTTAACATTGCCGTTGATGTTGAAATCAGTGGGCAGTGCGGTTTCCATATCCTCGGCAAGACCGTGCATTACATCGGTAATATCGGAACTCATGCCTTCGGCTGCTTTCACAGCCTCTTTGCCGTGAGTGCCGATAGAACCGGCAAGACCATCCACGAGCATTTCACCGATCCATCCCATCTCTTTAGAGGGAGATGCGATGCCGAAGAAGTCGCAGATACCGTCCCAAATGCCGGAAATCCATCCGCTGACCTTATCCCAAAGCCAGGATGCAAGTCCCTGGATACCTTCCCACAGACCCTTGACGAGGTTCTTACCAACATCAGCCATCTGCGATACACCTTTACCCAAGGCGCTAACAATGCCCGTGATAATCTGCGGAATGGCTTTTACAATCTCAATGATAATGGTCGGTAGGTTTGTGATCAGCGAAGTAAGTAAATCAATACCCGCTTGGATAATCAAAGGAATGTTATTCAGCACCGCATTGATAATGCCTGTGATGATGTCAGGGATAGCATTTACGATGGTGGTTATAATCTGCGGTAAGGCTTTAATCAGTGAAACAAGCAAGTCGATACCTGCCTGGATAATCATCGGAATGGCACCAAGAACCGCCGTAATGATACCCTCAATAATCTGCGGAATAGCCTCCACGATAGCCGTTATAATTTCGGGCAGTGCCGCCACAAGGCTTGTGATTAAGGTGATACCCGTTTGGATGATTTGAGGGATAGCGTCCAAGAGGAAATTGATGATGCCCATAATGATTTCAGGGAGTGCCGCAATCAGCACGGGAAGTGCATCCAGGATACCCTGGGCAAGTCCCATAATGAGCTGTAAAGCCGCATCCAAAATCATCGGTAGGTTCTCAATCAAGGTCGTTACGATTTGAATGATTACCTGGATGATTGTAGGAATAAGGGTCGGCAGAGCCGCCGCTATACCCGTAGCCAAGGTTACGACCGCTTGGAGAGCCGTGTCGATGAGCATCGGTAGGTTTTCCAGGATGCCATTGACAAGAGCCATTACAAGCTGTAACGCGCCTTCAGCAATCTGTGGCAATGCCTCGATTAGTCCTTGTAATAAAGAAAAAATGATTTGCGATGCCGTGTCGATGATTGTCGGTAGGTTTTCGATAAGTGCCTCTGCAAGAGAGCCAACAATCTCTCCGGCAATCTCAAGGAGTTCGGGAATGAACTCCATAATCATATCCAGCACCTTCGGCAATATCTCACCGATGACGTCACTCATCTTGCTGATATCACCGTTGGCATCAAGAATGCCGTTGGTGAACTCGCCAAGAAGCGCATTGCCCTCCGTAGCAAGGTCAGTTAGTACCGGAAGAAGAACTGTGCCGAGCGCGTTCTTTGCGGCAGTTGCACCAACGTTGAGGTATTGGAGTTGGTCATCTAAAGCGCCGTATGCGTTAAGCATATCGTCACTCATAACATAACCCGCCGCTTGTGCTTGCTCGCCAAGCTCATTCATTCGTTCCGCACCCTGCTCAATGAGAGGGTTTAGTTCCTGGGCGGACTTGCCGAGGATTTGCATTGCAAGGGCATCTCGCTCGGTTTCGTTTTCGATTTTACCGAGAGCATCGATGACCTCCCAATACACCGTATCGGAGTCACGAAGAGAGCCATCGGCATTGGTAACCGATACGCCCAATTTGTCGTAGGCTTCAACCGAGAGTTTCGTGCCGTCTTGCACGGCCTTCATACTCTTGATTTGCTTTGCCATCGACTTCGTGAGCGTTTCGGTAGAAACATCCACCAGTTCGGCGGCATACATATACTCTTGCAGTTTGTCAGTTGCGATGCCTGTCTGCGAAGACGTTGTAATAACACCATCCGCATAGGCGGCACCTGCCTTTGACATATCCACAAGTGCTTTTGCACCGGCAATGGCGGCGGCAGATACTGCAGCGAAGGCGGCTGCCATCGTTGCGGCGGCTGCCTTACAAGCCGTACCTAAACCGCTGAATTTTCCGCTTGCGTCATCACTTTGTTCTCCGGCATCTTCGACTGCATCACCGAATTTTTCGGCATCTTTTTCAGCGTCCTCGAAGCCGTTTTCTGCATCGTCAAGTGCTTTATTGTTTGCATCAAGCTCACGCTCCATATTATTTAGAGCCGCTGTTGCATTGTTTAATTGGATCTGCCAAGCTTGGGTTCGCTTGTCGTTTTCACCGAAGGAAGATGATGCGTTTTCAAGGGCAGAACGAAGAGTTTCGATTTTTGCCTTCTGTGCCTCGATCTCCTTGTTGAGCATCTGATTACGGGCAGTGAGTGCTTCGACAGAATTATCATTCTTACCGAACTGCGACTCGACTACCTTCATCTCCGAACCGAGGACTTTGAAGGACTGGTTAATATCGGCCAAGGCTTTCTTGAAATCTTTTTCACCTTCAAGACCGATTCTCATGCCGAAGTTATCCGCCACATCACCACCTCCTTAAATTCCATCGGGGATAATATCGTCAATAAAACGCTCTCGCTTGGGTTTGGCGACACCGTTGTATTGCTTGTGACATTCCCACAAGTCAAGGAGTAAACCAAACGGCGTCAGCCACACTTCATCCTGGGAAAGGTTGAGATGTGCCAAGCCGTAATATAAAAGTCGAGTAAATAACTCTTCGTCACTTACTCGACCGCTGCGTTTTTTGAGTTGTCCTCGCTCTCAATGTTACGCTTGGTGCCCTTGAGCATTGCCTCGGTGATAGCGGATTTGTAGGTTGCCAAATCTGCAGGTGCAGTAAGCAGTTCCACCATATCTTCCGTGAGCAGTTCCTTGGGGTCATCCTTGTGCTTGAGGTTGTGAACCATAATGGTTTGGTTCGCCATCAAGGTGATAAGCCAAACAACCTCACCGATAGCCATCTCGAAGTTTTCACTCTTCATCAGCTTATCTCCGAGGTTTTCAAGACCGCCGTAACGAGCAGCGATTTCTTTAGTAGCCTTGGTGGTCAAGAGCAATGCATACTCTTCACCGCCAATGACAATAGTTGCAGAGCGTTCAGTATTCATACGTTAATCCTCCTTTAGTCCTTTTCAGGGGTTGCGGCAGCCGTGTAGCTGGGTTCGTAAACTTCCTTGTACCAGTTGGTGATAGTTTCTGCGGATACCTTGCTATCACCTTCGGTAACCTCTGCCTTCCAGGGGTGCTTATTTACCGCATCGATTTTGTTACGGCGCATAATCGTGCCTTCAATGGTAGGCGTGCTGAAGGTGATGCTATCGCCCTTGGTAGCAAGAGCAGTAGCGGGAATGCCGAACTTAACACGGTAAAGCCAGAAATAACGGTACTTGCCGTTGGACTTCTTTGCACGGAAACCAACAGCAACGGGAGTGCCGCCATCTTCAGCAGCGGAAATAACAACACCCTTTTCATCGATGGTGGACCCGGTAAGGTCGGATGCCACAGTGCCACCCAAATCATCAACACCCAAGGAAAGAGTACCGGACTTGAATTCCTTCACAATTTCGGCTGCACCGTCATCGGCATAAAGCGTTGCCTCTGCCAATTCCACAGAAAGGTCTGCGGTCATAGCCTTGGCAAGTTGAGTGGGAGTGCCGTAGGTTTCATTACCATCGGCATCCTCGGTAATCTTTGCGTAGAACAATTTATCAAGACCAATCGTAGCCATGATTATTCCTCCATTTCATAGAATTTAGCCACATCCACAGCATAGTGGTAGTAGCCCGTTTCTGTTTCATAACCGATATATCTGCGGTCGGTTATGGTAAAGTCATCAACCAACAGCAATTTTACGAGAGCGTTTTTATCCTTCATATAATTGCCTTGGCAGTAGAGAGATAGCCTTGCCTCTTGCACATCACCGCCGGGAGCGTTGTCTGCGTGGAGTTCAAAGCTATCTGCTATGGGAGTAACCACAATATATTTTTCAGGAGCTTCATCCTTAAAGACTCCCGTTTCAATAGGAATCTTCAAAGGAGAAACCGCCTTTTGTATATCTGCAAGAAGGCTCATAATTTACTGACCTCCTCTTCAAACTTCTTCTGCATAGCAGAAACACAAGCGTCCTTTGAAGAACGCTTTGCTGGTTTCAAAAAAGGTTTTGCAGGCTGACCGTGCTTTCCGTACTCAAGGATGTTAGCAATTTTAGCGTTGCTATCACCATTGGAACGAGGCTCAGCAAAGCCAATCTTTATGTTGTGATTGCCGTCCTTATCCATCCTTACAGAGGTAAGACCGAGGGAACGTTCAAGTTCACCCGTTGAACGAGAGTCGAACTTTGTACCGCTGCCAACCACGGATGACAGATTGCTTTTCACCTTTTGGAGAACGACCTCACCACCGGCTTCCAGTACGCTTTCAGCAACGCTGTCAAATCTGCTGCCCAACTTTGAAATCTGTGTAAGGAATTCTTCGGGCATTTTGAAATCAACCTTTGCCAACGGTCGCCACCACCTTTTTTGCTAAAACTTCGATATACATTCCACGGCCTTTCACGTCCTCAACGGAGGTGATTTCGTATCTACCACCATCGCACACAATAATGCAATCGGTGGTAATCTCAACACCGGGAATGTGGCGAAAGCGGAAAAGGTCGGTTGCCTCACTGAACGCAGCAAGGTTAGCCCAACGCTGTGAGCCGTGCCGACCTTCTCGATACACACGGACAGAAGCGAGGATTTCATCTACTGTTGCAGTGAAACCCTCGCTGTCCTTTACACGCTTTGTTACGATAATATCCGCAAAGTCGTTCATTTTACCGAAACTCATACTCACACCTTCCAATCTCGGTCAAGCCGTAAAAGCATATTAACGGTGTTCCAGACTTGCTGACTTGCTTGAACATTGTCGGCAAAGAAGCCGCCGGTACTACCATCCCTGGATTCGTAAAAGTGTGAGGCAAGCATAATGACCGCTTGTTCAGTAGTATCGGGCATTGGATTGATGTGATAGTATTTTTCGGGTAGATGTTGATAACTTTCGGCATAGGCAACGGCGGCAGAGATGTAACGCTCAATTAGCAAATCATCTGCCGTATGATCTAAAATTAGATTTGCCTTGACGATTGGTAAAAGTCTGCTCATCTCTGCCGCCTCCTAACTTAAGCAGTAGCAGTGCCCTTCATCTGAAGAACCTTGATGGCTTCAGGAAGGATGAGCTTGCCATCGGTACGCTTGGTAGCAAGGAAACCAACCTGTCCGGTCTCTGCATAACGCTCATTGAGACGGCGGAAGGTAATACCCTGGCGGTCACCAATCCAGTAGTAAGAGAAGTCACCGAAGGCAACAGCCTTGGCACCGGCGCCAATTTCGGGAGCGAAGGGAGAATGGTAGATAGGCTTGCCGAGGAGAGTTTCGTGTTCTTTCTCATGGAGAGCCTTCTGCCAGAGGTACTGACCGTTCTGATCCTTGAGCTTACGAATCACACGCATAGTGGAATCATTGACAACCCACACAGCCTTGGTGCGGTAAGGAGCGTCCAAGGAGTAGAAAAGATCAATGAGTTCATCAGCGGTGATGGTAGTTTCGGATGCAGCAGTTACACCAACTTCGGCATCGTTGAGCAAGCCGGTAGGCTTGCCTGCACCGTCACCGGAAAGGAATGCCGCCTCTTCCTTGTTACCAATACGGCGGGCGAACTCTTCCACGAAGTAGTTCTCAAGGTCAAAGGCAGAGTCATTGAGCAACTCTTCGGACACCTTGATAAGAGTACCGACCTTGTGAGCGCCGATGTACTGCTGACCGAAGATGTCATCGCCCTCGGGAATGGGTCCCTCTTCCTCAATCCAGGAAGCGGTACCGCGAGATGTCACAACGGGAATCTTGCTTTGTGCGGTATTGGTCTTAAAGGTATGTGCCAAAGAACGGATTACATTGCGGTCGGAAAGACCCTTAATAAGCTGTTCAACGAAGGTTTCGGGACAGAGATAGCCACCCTCGGAGTCGACCCCGATCTGGAGTGCATTTCTCACCTCGTAAGATACGCTATCGGGTTTGGAACGAGTAACATTCCAGAAAGCCTTGGAATACTCATCGGAAGCACGACCGACCTTGGTGTCAACTTTTGCGGTCGCAGGTTTTTCGGTGATAGGAGCAGATACAGGCTTGGAAAGTTCAGCATCCATAGCCTCCATTCTTTCCATTCGGGCAATTTCAACGCCCATTTTGCCGATGTCATTTTCCATACTGGTGTAGATGGCATCGTCCTCGGCAGAGAGAAATCCATCTTCGTTTCTGTGGGAGTCCAAAAAAGCCTTTGTGGCTTCGATAGCTTTGGCGCGTTTTGCGCGCATTTCGATAATCGTCATTGCGATATCCTCCTTTAATATTTCATAAGATTGAGTCGTTCCATAAGGTCATCTACGGAACGGCCGTGTTTTTCCTCCGGCTTTACCGGGGGTTCGGGCGTTTTGGCTTTTGCCACAGCGGGGGTAATTTTGGCTTTTATCTTTGCAGTGAGCTTGTTGATAAGAGCTTCTTCCACCGCCTTTGTGGAGAATGCATATGCTTCTATCTCATCTGTATCGGTTGCCTTCTTTTCATCGGTAAGGATGTCATCGGCAAAACCAAGTTCGATAGCCTTCTTTGCATTCATCCAGGTTTCGCTGTCCATAAGGTGAGACAGCTTTGCACGGGAGAGATTGGTGCGGATTTCATAGGCGTTGATAATGCTTTCCTTGACTTCGTTGAGCATTTCGATTGCCTTCTGCATATCTGCGTGATCTCCGAATGCTCCGGTCATGGGATTGTGTATCATCATAAGAGCCGTGGGAGCCATAAGCACCTTAGTACCTGCCATAGCAATGACAGATGCTGCCGACGCTGCGATGCCGTCAATCTTGACCGTAACATTGCCTTTGTAGTCCATAAGCATGGAGTAAATCTGGCTTGCTGCGATACAGTCGCCGCCGGGAGAGTTGATCCAAACTGTAACATCACCATCACCGGAGAAAAGTTCGTCCTTGAACATCTTGGGAGTGACGTCATCGTCAAACCAACTTTCCTCTGCAATTGTGCCGTACAACTCAAGGACTCGCTCTGCGGACTGTTCTTCGCTTGTTTCCAGGTTCGTCCACTTCCAGAACATCTTCGCTTGGGTCTTCATCGGTTTCTGTTTCCTCCTTTTCGGTTGGTGTTATATTTGCAAAAGCACCCGCGTTACCAAGCGGGAGCATATTGCCGTTAATGAGGTAAAGATCGCCGCCTTGTTCGGCAGGTATCCTATCAAGGTTTTCAAGCTCACGGATGTCGTTTGCACTCATCCAGCCGTTCTGCCTTGCAATGGAATAACCATTCATTCGGCTTTGATAATCACCACGGAGCAGACCCTCCAAATTGAATTTGATGAAATACTCCTTCTTTTCATCGAAGGAAAGCAGAATACGCATCATCGATTGCTCCCAACGGATTATCCAGGGGTCGAGGGTGTATTTCACAAATTCAAGGGATTGCTGCTCAATATTAGAAAAGCTCGACTTTTCGAGGTCGCCTACCATGTGAGGAGGGACTCTAAAAATTCGAGCAATTTCATTGATTTGGAATTTGCGCGTTTCAAGGAACTGTGCCTGTTCAGGAGAGATAGAAATAGGCGTGTATTTCATACCTTCTTCCAATACAGCAACCTTGCCGGTATTGGCTGAACCGCCAAACTGACTCTGCCACGCATCACGCACACGGGCGGGGTCTTTAATAGTGCCGGGATGTTCAAGCACACCCGAAGGTGCTGCACCGTTAGCAAAGAACTTGGCACCGAACTCCTCGCAGGCAATTGCCATACCGATAGCGTTTTTAGCCATAGCAATGGGACTGTAACCTACAAGTCCGTCAAAGCCAAGTCCGGGAATATGAAGTACGTCGGAAGGTTTCAGCACTACGCTTGAACCCTCCATTGTGTGAGCCTCTTCATTTGCCCTTTGGTAGGTGTAATACAGTTCGCCGTTTTCATCTCGGTCAACTGTCATCTTGTTCGGCATCAGCGGATACAGCGCCAAGACTTCACCTTTGCCGTTGCGGATGATCTGTGCGTATGCATTACCCCACAGGAGAAGGTGTGTCATCAAGGTTTCCCTAAACACAAACGAACTCATTTCGGGGTTGGGTTCATCGTGAAGCAAAAGGTAAAGCGGATGGTCGATTGCTTTTTCTTTACCACCCGAATCGGTGTATCGGTAAAGATGCAACGGAAGTCCGGCAACCGCTTCTGCAAGAATTCTCACGCAGGAATACACGGCGGTCATTTGCATAGCAGACCTTTCATTTACGGGTTTGCCGGATGTTGAGCCACCCATATAAAAGGTGTAGGTGCTACCTACAGTTCGGTTTTGAGGCTTATCTCTGGAACGAAATAATCCTGATAATCTGCCCATTGGCATTTCCTCCTTTGAAAATTGCCTCTTGACAAAACAGCCAATTGGATGTATTATATAAACACAGCCAATTGGCTGAATTTGCTTTCGAGGTATTTGTAATGAAAGATTTTAATTTAGACGGATTTCAAATCGTCCACTTTAAGGAAAAAAGCATTCTCTTTGAACGCAGAGTTCTTCTTGGCCTTACACAAAAGCAAGTAGCGGAGAAGGCTAAAATCCCTATGCAAAGCTACCAACGATTTGAAAGTGGTGAAAGAAACATTTTGACCGCATCCTTTCAAATGGCCTGTCGTGTTATTGAGGCACTCGATATGAACATTTCCGATTTTTATCACGGCAAATATGTTCTCAGCGAACCCATCTACAACTCCGAGGAAGGTCTGCGTTATAAAAAGACCGGTAGGCTTATCGACGAGGATGTTGTTGACCCCGAATCAGATAAATAAAATGCCTCGGTTATCATAAACCGAAGCAGTAGTATCATTTCCACAGCGAATAGCACGGTCGAGCGCCATAATGGTTGCAACAGCACCGTCAATTTTCTCTGTGGATTTTTCCTTATCCGGCTTAATGTTTCCTGCCGGGTCGGTGCGAATGAAGATGTTATCCATCATCCATCGAAGAACGGGGTGTCCGCCGTGGGCGATGCGCTCCTCAAGCACCAGTTTCATTAGTTCCTTTGTAGGCGGAGACATATCTTTGAATCCTTGACCGAAAGGAACAACGGTGAAACCCATACCCTCAAGGTTTTGCACCATCTGTACAGCACCCCAACGGTCAAATGCGATTTCACGAATGTTATACTTCTCACCGAGCCGTTCAATGAACTTCTCGATATGTCCGTAGTGAACGACGTTACCCTCGGTGGTTTGTAAGAAGCCTTGTCTTTCCCATACATCATATGGAACGTGGTCTCTGCGAACACGAAGGTCAATGTTGTCTTCTGGTATCCAAAAGTACGGAAGAATGATGTATTTATCGTCATCATTGCCGGGCGGAAAGACAAGCACCAATGCCGTAATATCCGATGTGGAGGAAAGGTCAAAACCTCCGTAGCAAACACGGCCTTCAAGTTCATCCTCATCGGTTGCAAAGGCACATTTGTCCCATTTCTCCATAGGCATCCAACGCACCGCTTGCTTAACCCATTGATTAAGGCGGAGCTGTCGGAAGGAGTTCTCCTCGCCGGGGTTTTGCTTTGCAGATTCGCAAGCATCACGCACCTTGTCGATGGCAACCGTAATGCCAAGAGAGGGATTTGCTTTCTTCCAGGTTTTGGGGTCAGTCCAATCGTCGGCTTCATCCGCACCATAGATAACGGGATAAAATGTGTGGTCGATTTTTCTACCTTCGATGATATCCTTTGCCTTCTGGTGGATCTCATAACAGATGGACTTTGTGTCATTGCCTGCCGTAGTGATAAGGAAGTATAAGGGTTGCATACGTGCATCACCGGAGCCCTTTGTCATTACATCAAATAACTTTCGGTTCGGCTGCGTGTGCAACTCATCAAAAACAACGCCGTGGGTATTAAAGCCGTGCTTGTTACCAACATCAGCAGAAAGCACCTGGTATATACTGCCCGTGGGCTGATAGATGATTCGCTTCTGTGAGTCAAGGATTTTCACTCGTTTTGCAAGTGCCGGACACATACGAACCATATCCGCAGCCACGTTAAAAACAATGGATGCTTGCTGTCGGTCGGCGGCACAGCCGTAAACCTCCGCACGTTCTTCACCATCACCACAGGTTAAAAGCAGAGCCACAGCAGCCGCCAATTCCGACTTTCCTTGCTTCTTGGGTATTTCGATGTAGGCGGTGTTGAACTGTCTGTATCCGTTGGGCTTAAGCGTTCCGAATACATCACGGATGATTTGCTCTTGCCAATCGATAAGTTCAAACGGCTTTCTTGCCCAGGTGCCCTTTGTGTGGCATAGGCTCTCGATAAAGGCGACCGCAAAATCAGCAGAGTCTTTATCGTAATATGAGCCCTTGTTCATAAAACGGGTAGGCTTGTACTTCTTCAGTTTTCTGATATGCGTTCACCTCCTCAAAATGCTATAAAAAATAGCCGCCACCATAATCGGTGCGACTTGCCGTATACGAGGAACAGAGCCTCTCGGCTCTATCCCAAGGCTATAAAATTTAGCTCATGGTTATTTTACTTGCTCATAACACCAAGCAATGGCGTGACCGTTATCCTTGAAGGTCTGTTCGGAAACCGCCCAAGGAGTTAAGCGACACTCGATATCACCGAGTCCGGTGTCTTCCGGGAATTCGATGAACTCATAAATCTCTGCAACGAATCCGCCTTTCCAGTGAATGTCTGTAACGAAAACCTTGTCTCCGTATTGAATGACTGCTCCGTAGGAAGCGGATACCTTGCACTGTAATTTTTCGATGGTTGTGAACATTACTTTTACCCTCCTTAAATGCTCATCATACGGATGGCGGGAATGTGGGCGCGTTCGCCGGTCTGCCAATCGGTGTAGTTTGCGTTGACCTCGGTAAGCCCTGCCATCTGGAAGCCGTGTTTCTCAAAGGCTGCCAGGGTGGGAATGAGGCTTGAGAAGGTGCTGCTGATGGTGAACTCGGTAACTCCGGCTTTCTTGAAGGTCTCTACAATTGCCTCGATGTCGGTGTCCCAAATGACCTCGGAGAAGTCAACCAGGTCGTTGCCAGCCTCGATGCTCTTGCGGTATGCCCAGAATGCGGTGCCGTTGATACCGTACTCCTTAAGGTTTGCTGCCTGTTCGGTGATGGCTCTTTCAAAAAGTTCAATTTTCTTCATGGTGTGTACCTCCGTTTGTTTTGTTGTGAGTGTATATTACCGTCATAATCGAAATATATCCAGTCATTTTGCGATAATAAACTACACA